GTTTGATTTCTATGAAGTAGTTGGACATGGTGAACTTGAAAATTATGGAAAATGTATTGGTTTTTATGCTGATTTATTGTTATTCAATCGTGCTTTCAAATGGGACGAAAATCCTGAAAAAGAGGAAGAATATTGGGAAATGGTTAATGAATATGAACCTTGGTCTTCTTTTATGCGAACAACCGAAGAAGACACTAAAAGAATGGAAGAATCACATTATTGGAAAAGAGTTAGTGAAATTGAAGAAGCAACTAAAAAATGGGAAGATGAAAATGCGGAATTAGTCGACCATAAAAAGAATCATTTTTCAAAATCAAGATGGGACGAAGTTTTAGAAAGAGACAAGGCAAAAAAGAATACTGACGAACAAGATTTTTATATGAAAAGAAATTGGAAAATTATTCCACCAAATTGTATTTTTTGCGATGAAGAAAACCAAAAAGCAGAAGAGAAGAAAAGAAAGGAACAAGAATTAATTACTCTTCAAGAAAATGTTGTTGAAGTAAAGCAAGATTTGAAAAGCGTTAAAAATGATGTTGGGGAAATTAAAGCAGATGTTAAGGAAATTAAGGAACAACTTAAAAAGATGGAAAATAAACCAGCAGTAGAACATTATTGCGAAGAATGTAAGTATAAGACAACCAGTTATAGCAATTGGGATTACCATATTAATTATGATGTAGAACATAAAAGAAAGCAAAAACTAAAAATGTGGTTTTGTAAAATATGCGACGTCCAATCAAGAACTCAACTTGAATATGACAACCATTTGGGAACTACAAAGCACAAAAACAAGGCAGAAGGAAATACTGAATTTGTATGTGAAAAATGCGAATATAAAACTCTATTAAGACAACACTGGAATCAACATTGCTCGACTAAAAAGCATAAAGAATTAAATGGTGAATAAATATAAATGGATTCTACAACTTCATCGGCACTTGCTATTGGTTCAATAGTTATTTCCATTGGCGGAAGTATTCTTGCTTATATTAATCACAAACGCATAAGGAGTAATTGTTGTGGGAAAGAAGTTGTTGCTTCGTTAGATGTAGAAAATACTACGCCACCTGAACCTGAAAAAAAGGAAGAACTAAAAATTACTTTACCTCCAAGTCCTAAACTTCCTGCTTAAAATCCACGTAATACATAAATGCTACAATTAAAAACTTTTAAGAATGGTGTTAGGGCATACCTTAACGGAGTTCCATTAAGTCGCAAACCTGTGCGATTAGAAAGGGCAGTCCAGCAAAGAAATGCTATTCTTAAAGGTGGTTCGGCAGATGAAATTAAAAGTTATTCTTTAAGCGAAGATGACATCAAACAAATTATTCCAACTCTAAAAGTTATGTCTTACCCACAACTATTAGAACACGACAATATTGACGATGTATTAGATGAGAAAGGCAGATTAATGCTTCTTTATTTAACGGAAGATGAAAGCACAGGGCATTGGGTTTGTCTGCTTAAAAGGGGTAATAAAATTGAATACTTTGACCCTTATGGAAATTATAAACCTGATGAAGAAAAGGAATGGTTGACCGAAGACAAATTAGAACAATTCGGACAAGACACAGACCATTTAACTAAAATGTTAGGTAGTTCAGGGTATAAGGTAGTATATAGCAAAGCACCATTTCAAGAAGACAAGCAAGACATAAATACGTGTGGAAGACATTGTGCCACAAGATTATATTTTAAACATTTGTCCTTACCTCAATATACGCAAATGGTTATAGATTCAGGAATGAGTCCAGATGATTTCGTAAGTGCTTTTACCTTTAATATGATGCGAAAGTAAACATTAGAAAATTAACTCACTTAATAATAAATGCTGAATATTGGTTCTTCTGTTATTCGTAGAGGTAATTCTCTTGCTGACCCTGATTACTTGTATTACAACGCATCAATCATCAACAACTCAACAGCAACAACACAACTTGCTGATGACCCTGCGATTGAATATAGTGACACACGTGCGTCTTCCTTAATGACTGATTCGAGCGAATATGTAGTGTCAGTTGAAAACTTTAAAATTGATGGAGGTGGAAAAAATTTACCTGTTTTTATTCCTGAGATTCAAACCCCAGTTGTAAATGTTAATAACACAATTTATAGTTTTACATTCACGATTAAAATAACAGATTCTCTAAATGTTGACTATTATTTCCAATCTACTCGCTTTCTACAATGGGAAACTGAAAATAAAGAATCTTGGACACCAGTTCCTTCAAGTGGTTCACCTTCTCTACCTTCAACTTATTATTATTGCTACAATATTGATTGGTTTTTACAAATGCTTAATAATGCTGTTGGAATGGCGTGGTTAGATTGTAAAAACGCTGCTCTATTAACTGGTGCTGCTCCTGGACTATTAATGGGAACTAAACCGCCTATGTTTATGTATTTGGGCGATGAAAAGAGATTTGTTTTCTTAGCAGACACCTTTTCCCTTTGGGGTGACATGAATATTCCTGTTGGTGGAAATTTGACATCTTTGAATACCATAGAACAAGTTGTTCCTACATTTAATCGTTCTATGTCAGCGTTTAGTCCATTTCAAGACCCAAAAACAGGCGCAGGTGCCGAATATAATACAAGTGAATATGCTATTTATGGTATGAATACGAATCTCGCCCAGTTAATTGCTAATTTACCTTCTAAATATTTTGGTAGTAATAGTCAATTGGTTGCTGGTGGAATTAAATTAGCAAGTCCTCTTGGCACGGAGTCAATTGCTACTACTTACGCTGCGAGACAAACTGCTACGATTTATTACCCTGAAGTTCAAATTCTACCAGTCCCTGAACCAAATGATTCTTCTTACCCTTCTTCTCTTCAACCTTATGTTTTTGGTTCATTATGGAGTGGTGCTACTTATACTTTTCCTTCAGGTGTAGGAGTTTCTCCAGCATTATTAACAACAAATAATCTTCCAGAGTATTTTAAGATTAAGGAAACTATGTCTTCTATTGGAACTATGTGGTCTCCTGTTAGTTCTATTGTTATTACAACAACCCATATTCCAGTAAGAAATGAATATGCTGTTAGCACAATCCCTTATGGTTCAGCAAGTATAGGGACAACTTCTGCTACAACTAACGCATTCCAAAAAGTTTTAATCGAGACCTCCGCAGATGAAATTGACACGGAGTCATTTAGGGGATTAATTCACTACTTTCCAAATACCCCTTCTTTCACCTCATTAGGACATGACCGAGATGGACTTACTAATGTTGATTTAAGAGTTTATTGGCGTCATCGTCTAACGAATCAATTAATTCCTATGACTCTTCCCAACCAAGGTTCTGTAAGTGTTCGCCTTCTTTTCAAACGCCGAGACGTTGAATAAAAATCCTTGCGTGTATTGTTTAGTTGAAAAAAAACCTCTCCATTAAATAAAATGTCGACAAGTGAAGTTTCCAAAGTAGCAGTTGTTGACCCTCGCATTGTCCAACAGCGTCCTTCTTATGCGGTTGAAAAGGGTGCTTTGTCCCTAACGAATGGTAAATATTCAGCAATCGCAAATTCAATTGCTTCTCAGACCTATAACATTCAAGTTCCCTCTGAAAATGTTTTCGTAGACCGAGCAGTTGATTGGACGCAACGTGTTTATGCTGTAATTTCTTTTACACTTTCTGCTGGTAGCACTAATGACCGACCTGTTCTAATTCCTGGAGTAAATATGTCCCTTGCTCCTTTCCCTTCTCACCAATGTGTTAATACTATGTCTGCTACAATTAACGATTCTACCGTAACTATTAACACTGCTGACGTTCTCCCACAAATTCTTCGTCTTTCTGACATGGCTGCTGCTCGTAAGCAACGCACTTGCCCTACTCAACTTGACAAACTTTATTCAGTGCCTGAGACGGTAGGGTATAGAAGTGCTACAAATACTTATTTGCTAACCCCTCAATCTGTTCTTGCTTCTGCTGGTGGTGGTTATGGTCAATCCGCTGGTGCTACTGAAGATGTAGCATGTGGTTCTTGGCCAGATTTCCGCTTTGAAGCACGCACTGCTGGAAGCGATTATTCCCTTGCCGTTGCTGGTTTTGAAGGTCTACCTGTTGCTCAAGCAGGTGGCGACACCGCTTATTCAATCAATTGCTCTTGGTTAACTACTGAAAAACTTGTGCTACCTCCTTTTATTTTCGGAGATGAATATGAACTTTCCACTGGTCTTTTTGGCGTTCAAAACATTCAACTCACGGTAAACATGACACCTTCTCCTGCTCGTGCTTTTCGTTTTGCCCCTACGGATGTTCTTGGTGGAACTTATGCTGTTGCTCCTACCGTAACCTACAACACAACTCTCGCAACTCCCTTTGAACAACCTCTCCTAAACGTCCAATTTCTAACTCCCCCAATTGAAGTTGACCTACCAGCAAAGTCAGTAGTTCCTTGGATGGAATTTCCTCGGTATATTTCCCCTTCTTTTACCGCTGCGAGTGGAACTGCCCTTGCTCCTGTTGAAACTATTGTTCAATCTCAAACCATCACACTTCCTTCCATTCCTGACCTGCTAATGATTTATGTAAAACCTCAGTCATACACTGGTTCTACCTATGGTGATTGGGTATTACCCTTTTCTAACATTTCTGTCAACTTTGACAACTTTTCAGGTCTCCTTGCTTCTCACACTCAGCAACAACTATACAAGATGTCTTGGCGTAATGGAGTTGATTTAGATTGGGCAACTTGGAGTGGTGCTTGTTGGTCAGGACTTGGTAAG